GCGGCGGCTTCGAAGTCGTGGGGGTTGATGAGTATTTGGGCGGCGTATTCGTCGGCACGTCGTTCTTGGCGCTGGTCAAAGTGACCGTTTCCGGTTGGGGTGTCACGGTGGGCGGCGTGGCCTAGTTCGTGGGCTAGGACGCTTTTGTATTGGCCGATGGATTGGCCGCGCCTTGTGCTGATGATGCGCCTGTGATGGTCGTACCAGCCGGGGTGCCCGCCGGTGTGGCGTTGTAGCTGCACACCCATGCTTTCCGCGAGGAGGTGCAGCTCTACCGCGCTAATCGTCATCGGCATCATTCCTTTCCGCGTCCTCGTCCGGGCCGCTGTATGCAACCGCGCCTTCTGGCATTGAATCAGACAAGTCGGACACGGGGGTGAGATGTGGGGTGCCCTCGCGTTCGATGACCTCACCAAAGGTTCCTAGCCAGTGGGATGGCTCGCTGTCGATGCGGCGCGCTACGTCTGCGATTACTTGTTGGTCGCTGAGGGACTGGAGTAGCTCGTCAGGGGAGGGGATGCCGGTTTCTTCGGGAAGTAGATAGCCGGTTTCTAGGAGGGCGCGTACTGGTGAACGGCCGTAGGCGCGGGCCAAAGCGATGACGGTCTCTGCGCTGAGGGTGTTGCGGGCGAGTTGCCGGTTCATGGTTGCGGGGGCGATGTCGGCAAGTTCTGCCGCTGCTCGCCCGGACGCGTTCTGGGTGAGTTTTGCGAACCAATCCTTGTGTTCTGTCATGTGAATCATTATGCGCCATTTAGACGTATGGCGCAAATCGATTCATGTCGTGTGAGCTGGAAAAACTAACACGTTTGTAATTACGTGTTGACAACTCGAATCAAAGTGATCCATAATGATTCACGTAGCGCACAATGCGCCACTCGGACAGAAAGGAGCCACCAATGGATGGCCACTACATTCTTCGCCCCGAGGTCATTGATGAAGCACGCAAGCGCTTCGGGGTCACCTCCGACGAAAAGCTTGCCGCACAACTGAATCTTTCCGCCGGGACTGTGCAACGCGCCCGTCGAGGAAAGGAGTTGCAGTTCACCACTGCAATCAAGCTCCTTAAGGCCGCAGGGTCGGAGCTTTCAGGCATCAAATACGTACCGAAGGCCGAAGTCGTCGCATAAGAAAAGGCCCGGTGCTGGAACACCGGACCAAAGAACAATCAACTCATTAGGAGTGTATCACAATGAACAACAAGCTCGTTACTATCCCGGTTCCCGGAACTTCCAACCCCATCATGGCGGTGCAGCACGACGGCACCGAATGGGTCGCCGCTCGCCACATCTGCGAAGCGCTTGGCATTGACTGGTCTGGCCAAGCAGCCAAGCTCAAGAACAAGAATTGGGCAGTCGTGGAGATGTTCTCCACAACTGCTGCGGACGGTAAGAACTATCAAACTTCAATGGTCGACCGTCGGACGTTGACGATGTGGCTTGCCACCATCGACACCAACCGTGTCTCCGAAGCAGCCCGCCCAACGCTTGAGGCCTACCAACTCGAAGCCGCTAACGCCCTGGATTCTTATTTCCACAAGGGTGGAGCCATCAACCCCCGCGCCGAGGAGCACCAACTGAACGCTTTGATGCGCCAGTCGCAGATGCAGATGGAACTGTGCCAGGCAGCTAAGGGTCTTATCCACCCCGACCATCTGGAAGCGAAGGCCCGCATCGTTCTGGCACGTGGTTTGGGCGAGGCCCCGGAGCTCGACCCGGAAACCCGGCCCTTGTACACGGCGGACTTCCTGAAGTCGAAGAACCTGTCCAACAAGAAGATGAAGTCTGTGGCTCCGATGTTCGGTAAGCGGATGAAGGCACTGTACACGCTGGAAAAGGGACGCGAACCGCAGAAATACGACTTGACCTTATCGAACGGCCAGGTGCGCAAGGTCAACGGCTACACCGAAGCAGACCGGGAGCTGATGCAGCGCGTGTGGGACCAGTACTACACCACCGCATAAAACAGCCCGACGAGCAGGCAGGGGAGTGCAAGCCTCCCCACGGGCACTGGGGCGAGTACGCCCTGAATTTTCGTCAAAGTGACTTAACCACCAAGGGGTTAGGTCTGGGCGGGAAACGTTGTACAGAGAACTCAATAGTGAAGAGCGCCGGATGATACGGGCTAGGTGAGCATGTTTCTTAGATTGCCACGACCCTAGCAAGCAGCAATGCAGGAACCTCGCCCTGAGTGGCGGGAGGGAACGAACGGCGCTGACAGAAATAAGTAGCGCAGAGTAGTTAACTTTCACACTTTTTGTCACTACTACAGGTGGTTGGCATTTGTGTGACTTTCAAAAGCCACCGGGGTGCAACTCCCCGGCTGCGCACTAGGGGTGGGTGTGGCGCTTGACTTGGCGTCGTAAGTGAAGGTTGCGGTAATTACCACTGGCCGCGCCTGCACCTACCCCTCAATACATGAAATTAGCCCCGTATGCACTGCGACTGTGTACGGGGCCTTGGACCTGGAAAGGAAAAGGTCACTATGGACACTACCACATGGCTGCTGGCCGATGAAGCAGCTGAATACATGAGGATAGACCGTGAGTCGGTCTACGAGTACCTGCAGCGCAAGGAATTACGCGGGGTGAAGGTTGGCCGCAGGTGGCGTGTGCGCCGGGATTGGTGCGACGCCTTTTTGATGGGGGAGTCGGTATGAGCTGGATAAAAAGACTATTCCGCCGTCGGAAGCCCCGCACCCTGAAATTCACAATCTACTGGAGATAAAAGATGCACCAAATAACACTGCCTGAGGCGTTGAGAACGCTCGAGCACATTGAAGATACGTACCAAAAGCTATACCGCTACATGGTCGTTGATGCGAAAACCCGCAAGCACATCAAGGACGGTGCCGCTCAGGCTCATGACATTAAAAAGATGGTTTGCGCTCAAGAAAGGAAGACCATTCATGCAAAAAGTAAATAGCCTCCTGGATTGCCACGAGCCTACGCATAAGGAGTTGGCGTATTGGCAGGACGTTGCCGCCAAGCGGGTACGCCTGTGCTGGGCTACCGGCGCGTTTGGAGCGATGATTGGTTTCCTATTCCACCTCGTAATTTCGGTGCCGCCGGTATGGATGTAAAGACCCGCATTAGGAAAGACCGAAAAGCAGGCCTGTGGAATATTCACGACCAGGACACCACATTCCCCGCCACAAGCTGGGGTGAGGCGATGCATTTCGTGCACGACCTGCGCCGGCATCGTGCCCACGAGCAGGTATTCACTAAGCAGCAAATCGTGGCGGAAGAGTATCAGCATTTTGCCCGCATGCTTGGCCCTGCACTCGCTAAGCAGCGACTAGCCACGGTGTACGGCGTGAAATGCAAGACGATTGAAGAGTACATCAGGAAGGGGCGAAATGCTGCTGCATCCAGCTAGGAAACGGGAGGGGTTGTGGTGGGTGAACCTACCCAAACCCACCTCATTCACGTCACGCAAAGCCGCGAATGAGGCCCTAAACCAATTCAAGGAAGACTATGGGTGCCTGCACCTTCTTTGTGAAGAGTTAGGAACGGATGACATTGGGTTGGGGTTTGGTTTCCGCTTCTGTGAGCGCCATGCGGAGAAGGCGAAGAAGATTCTAAGCAAGCGGAAGCCCTCTGACCGAAATGTTCAGTGGAGGCAATTTGATGAAGACGTTTAAACCAAACAATGAGGAAGAGTGGCACGAGTATCGCCGCCAGCACCTCACCTCAACCGAGCTAAGGGACCTGCATTTAAGCAGGACTGCTAGACAGTGGCAGGAACTACGCGAGCAGAAAGAAACAGGCAAGCGGTGGGGCGGTAATGATTACACCGTTTGGGGCACTGCCCGCGAACCCGTGTTGGCTCCGCTTGTAGTAGAGGTTGATTCGCGCCTCGTATACAACGCGGACCCGCAAACCATCATCATCAACCCCGACGATGAACGCCTATGCGGCACCCCGGACCTGTTCAGTGAGGACGGGGAGGTTATCGGTGAGATTAAAACCTCCAAGCACCCGTTCACTGGTGGGTATTGGCATGATTGGTGCCCCGACGGGTACTACCTGCAAGTCCAGGCAAACATGTGGCACACGGGGGCTGAAGCGTGCGTGCTGCTGGTGGAGTACTACCAGGAGCAGGACGGCGAGTTCAGCCCCGTGGAGTACGAGCACAAGGTAATCCACTACGACCCCAAAGTGGTTGAGGACATGCAGTCAACCGCCGCGCAGTGGTTCGCGTGGCTGGAAGGCACCACCCCGGATTGGATGGGTGAGGTCACCAGCCTAGAGGACGCGGACGAGGTAGAGGACCTGGTGGCGCAACTAGCGGACGCGGAAGAAAAAGCCGCCAGCTGGTCCGACTTGGCAAAGACCTACAAGAAAGACTTGTTGAAACTGCTAGGTGATTCCTACGCCGGGAATCACGCCGGATACAAGGTGAGTGTTTCCACCACTAAGGATTCTAAGACGTTCGACTCGAAGGCGTTTAAGACCGCCCACCCGGACCTATTCGCCGAGTTCAACACCAAAACCCGCCGAGGCTCCACACGCCTACGCCTAACAAAGGTCGTCAACTAATGCCCCTATTCGCGCCGGAGCCTGCCTACATCAACAAGCAGGAAAAGAAACTCGCACTCAATCAACTGGAATCTTATGTCCTCGCCTGGACGCGAGACCACGGGGAACACTGGCCCGGTCTGCGCGACCTATGCCACCAGATAGAAACCACCATCGACCAGGAACGACAGAACCTATGAGAAAACCAAGCGACATGCCCCACCGGCGTCTAGAAGTCGCACGAACAGCCACCGACGCCAACTACGCAGCGTTGACCGCATTCGCAGACCAAGCCATCTACCTCATACGGCACTTCACCGAACACGGCCACGACATAGAAACCGCCCTCACACTCACAGAAATCACCCTCGACCGCTTCGATGATGAAAGGAACATCTAAATGACCAATGAAATCGCCACTAACAGCTTTGAGAATAATCTGGCGGTGCAGATGAAGCACGCGGAGATTCTGTCTCAGGCGAACATGATTCCAGACAAGTTCAAAGGCAACCCCGCTAACGTACTTGTCGCACAGGAGCTGGCGCAGTCCATGGGTGAATCCACATGGGTAACCATGTCGGAGTTGTACTTCGTGGGAAACGTGCCCACCTTTTCTGCTAAGTACATGCGTACTCGTGTCCGCGCCGCGAAGCACATTTTGCGTGAATCCTTCGACCCGGAAACCGTGACCGCCACCTGCACGATTATCCGCCACGATGACCCGGACTTTGAGCACACTATCCGCTGGGATAAGGCTAAGGCTGAAGCACATGGCCTGTGGGGTAAGGGCCACTGGAAGAAGAACCCAGAACTCATGCTGAAGAACCGTGCTGTGTCCGAGTGCGTACGCGAAGCCTGCAACGAGGTTATGGGCGGTGTGGACTACACCAGCGAAGAGGTCGAAAACGGCAACTTCAACACCGGACCAGTGACCGCTACTGCCACTCGTCAGGATGTGGCGCAGCAGGCGTTGTCGGCCCCGGCGCCGAAGAAGAAGCAGGAACCAGAACCGGAGCCGGTGGGGGAGGATGACCAGTTCGTTGAGGACGTCAAAGCCGCCCTTGCTGAACTCACCAGCCCAGAAGACGTCACCAACTTCATGAACGAAATCCGCGAAGACGCAGAGGTTCCCCAAGCCGTCCTCGACCTCGGACGCACCCGCTGGAACGAACTACAGGAGAATTAATGGTCAACATCGTGAACCCAGAAGTGCGATTGCTTGCCCACACTAAGGTGGATGAGAAAGCAATCAGCGAGTGGATGAGCATTCAGGACGCATCCACGGATGCTGAGGCCCTGCTGACTATGGCCGGGCGTAATTGCTACCGCAGCTTTCACCGCCCGAGCAGTAAGACGTATAACGACGCGGACTACCTGCGCCGCACACTTGGAGAACAGGGTCACTGGTCAATTGCCGAGCACGCCACCGCCACCTTGTACTTCACCGGCGTGAGTCGCGCTTTCCTTGCCGAGCTAACCCGCCACCGCCACCTATCATTCTCGGTCGAATCGCAGCGCTTCATCAACGCCAACGACGCTAACTTTGTCATGCCACCCGCAATACGTGAACACGACATGGCAGCACACAGAGACTTCATCGGACGCGCAGAAGAAGGCCTCGCAGACTACCGAGTTACTCAAGCCCGACTCGAACACCTGCCCAAGAAGCAACGCAACGAAGCGGCCCGCGCACTACTGCCAAACGCTGTAGAAACCCGCATGGTAGTCACCGGAAACCTCCGCGCATGGCACGAGGTAATCCAACGCCGCACACAACCAGACGCGGACGCTGAAATGCAGGAAGTCATGCGACTAGCAGCCAAGCAGCTGCACACCGTCTCACCCATCATCTTCCCATAAGGAGAACCATGACCAACGACATCACTATCAGCGGCAACCTCACCAAAGAGCCACAGCAACGCTTCATCCCAAACGGTAAAAGCGTCGTGGAGTTCACCCTCGCCCACAACACCCGCCAATACAATCAGCAAACACAGCAGTGGGAAGACGGCGAACCCACATTCATCGACGTGACCTTCTGGGGCAAAAAGGGCGAAAACTTCCTACAGGACTACACCCAGAACGGCAAACGCCCCGTGGTTGTCCTCGGCTCCCTGAAGCAGGACCGCTGGGAAGACAAAAACACTGGTGATAAGCGCTCTAAGCACAAGATTAACGCCGATGAGGTTACCTTCATCCCACGCGGCCAAGGAGGCGGTGGGCAGCAGTCCCCGGCGCAGCAGCAGTGGAACAACGCCGCACAGCAGGGCCAGACAGCCACCAGCGGCGCATGGTCACAACCAGCACAAACCGGCCAAGACCAAACGCCTCCATTTTAAGGAAAGGCGAATTGTGTATGGAGGTGCCTGGCCTTGTCTAATCTTTTTTACGAATCGCCGGACGTCACTCTCTTTCACAGTGACGCCTTCAGCGTTGTAAATAGTCTCGAAAAAGAATCCGTTGATTGTGTGGTGACATCACCGCCTTATTGGCACCAACGTGACTACGCCGGACACCCAGAACAATGGGGCCAAGAGAAAAGCGTTGGAGCCTACGTAGATAAGCTCGTTTACCTTTTCTCGGCTCTCATGCCGAAACTGAAGCCGCACGGCGTGGTTTGGCTGAACCTGGGAGATAAACGTGTCGATGGTCAACTATGTGGCGTGCCCTGGATGGTGGCTAAAGACATGCAGACCGACGGCTGGTGTCTGAGATCGGCGGTGATCTGGGACAAACCAAACGGAATGCCCGAATCATGCTCGGACCGCGTGTCGCAGAACTACGAGCAGGTGTTCATGTTCTCGCGTTCGGTAGAGCACTTTTTTGACCTGGACCCTTTGCGCGTGCTCTACGACGGGGACCGGTCGCCTTCGCGCCGGGCTCGTTCTGGTCATACGAATAAAGGGAATTCCGCGACCGGGGCGTGGTCTGGTGCGCACAACGGGCGGAACCCGGGGAGTGTGTGGTCGATTCCTACACAGCCGTTCCCGGGGTCGCATGAAGCTGTGATGCCTCCGGAGCTTGCTCGTCGCTGCATTGTGTCATCGTGTCCACCCGGTGGTGTTGTGTTCGACCCGTTCCATGGTTCTGGAACAACGGGGAAAGTCGCAGTTGAAACCGGGCGGCGGTATATCGGTGGCGATATTAACGAGTCCTATCTGGACTTGTCGCTGCGCACCCGCCTGCAAAACTCGACTTTATTTTAGGAGGTAACCTTATTCCCTCGCAATCAGCAGATTAAAGCCCTAGGAAACGGCGTAGTCCCCCAAGCCGCAGACACAGCACTCAACCACCTACTCACCCCACCACCTAACCCCGCCTTTTAGGACCTCAATAGTCCACAGGCGGGGCCTTTTCTTTTATGTAAGGAACCCCAATGATTTATTACTCACTTGATAAGGATGCACATCAGCCCCGGTTTGCTTATGAGGGTGATGCCGGCATGGACCTCGCCCTGAAACACGACCTGACAGTGCCTGTAGGGGCGCATCGTATGGGGGCCACGGGAGTCCATGTGGCCATCCCAGAAGGCCATGTAGGAATGCTGTTTGTGCGTTCCAGTACTGGAATCAAACGGAACCTGGTGCTCAGTAACGGCACCGGCATCATCGACAGCGGGTATCGCGGACCCGTCAAATTAAGCCTGCATAACACCGGCGACACCACACAGCACATCCCGGCCGGAGCCTACATCGCCCAACTCGTAGTAGTCCCCATCGCCACCAACAACATCGCCGAAGTCCCCGACCTAGGAGACACCGAACGCGGCACCAACGGAATCGGAAGCAGCAAATGAACCCCTACTACCAAGACGACTACACCACCCTCTACCACGGCGATTGCCTACAGCATTTGGACATGCTCAACCAAGCAGACGTAATGGTCACAGACCCACCGTATGGAGTTAAAAACAGTTCCAGAAAAGGCGGATACAGAGGAGCAGGGTCACAAATCTACAATGCCTCTCCAATCGCAGGGGATACGACCCTAGAGGCTAGGGACAAAGTACTAGCAGCCTGGGGGACTGGCCCGGCAATAGTATTCGGAGTCTGGTCCCGGCCACGACCAACAGGAACTAAAAGCCGTCTTATCTGGTGGAAAAAAGGGTCTGCCCCCGGCCCCACATGTTCGGCTTTTATGACCCAAGATGAAGAAATCTACGTTCTGGGCAAGGGGTTTATTGCTACCTCGCCGCCGCAACGTTCCGTTATCGAAACGTCGGAACCCCGGTCTGTTGAAGTCGCAAAAATTGGGCATCCGACACCAAAGCCAGTTGGCCTTATGGAGACATTGATTAACCGCTGCCCCGAACACTGGGTGATTGTTGACCCGTTTGCGGGGTCTGGTTCCACGCTACGTGCCGCTAAGAACCTAGGGCGCAAGGCGATTGGGTTTGAGATTGAGGAAAAGTACTGCGAAATCACCGCGCAACGCCTAGCCCAAGAAACACTAGGAATCTTCTAATGCCCACTCATAAGCAGCGTGAGGACATGCGCGCATGGCTCGAATCCCAAGACGTGTACTGCGCCCGGCCAGACTTCCTCGACGCACTCATCCAACTATTCCAATCCATAGAGAAAGGAGGAGAAGACGATGCCCCGAATCAGGACGATTAAACCCGAGTTTTGGTCCTCGCCGGATGTGGCAAAGGCGTCTGCTGTGGCGCGCCTGGCCTACATCGGGATGTGGAATTGGGCGGACGATTACGGGCGCGGAACCCTCAACTTGAAGGAGTTAGAGGGGTTCATTTTCCCCAACGATGACATCAAAGAACTTAGCGTAGGAAATTCCGAGAATTTCCGCCGCGTCGTGAAGGAAGTTGTAGACACCTTCGGAATCATCATTTATGAGGTCCACGGACGCACCTACTACGCCATCCCAACATGGGCGGACCATCAGCGCACAGAACGCAAGGCTAAGTCTAAATATCCAGCCCCAGAAGACGGCGAAAACGTCTCTGACCAGTGGAGTGACGGAAGTTCCTACACTTTCCTACGCACAGCGTCGGAAGTTCCTACGCAAGGCGGCGGAAGTTCGCGGAAACCGGAGCATAGGAACAGGGGAACAGGGGAACAGGGGAATAGGGGAAG